CTGGGTCCGCGGGAAGCGGGTGAGCAACGGGTGTGTCAGGTGGGGGCTTCGACGGAAACGCGGGTTCTGCAGGAACGGCAGGAAACGACGGAACCGTTATTGAGATTCAGGTTGACAACGTGTAAGAACTGTTCCTGAACACTTATTCACACCTACTTTGGCTTGACAAGTTATCCACTGTGCTACACTTGCATTATGTTACAAAAAGAGTACAATCTGTACTGTGAGGCGGCGGGGCTTCCCGCTGGTTCGCCTCTTTTTGGACATCACAAAACCCTGTAGAGCTTCGGCTCTGCGGGGCTTTTGTGTTCATGACGTGGGAGTTTAATTTCGGGAGTGCGTCGTTAAAAAAGTTCCCGGAACTGTTGGTCCCTCCACCTAAAACAGGAGGGCAAACTCAAGGGGCATACCCCACAATTTCTTCACTTGCTCGCTGTAAAACAGCGGGGGGAGGGGGGGAGTACGGCAACAAATCTAAGAAGCATATTGTTAAACCCAACCTAAAGTGCTAGGAAAAGCAGTCGTATAAAACAATAGAAGATGAAATGCAAATCCCCATTCTGCGGAGGGGTGTTTCAGGAAGAGCCGAAGAAACATTATCTCTACTGTTCCGACTTCTGCCGCGAGCAGACGCGGTTCGCGGTCTTTCGGGGAAACAGTGTCTACTGTACCAAGAACGACGGCGAGATTCGTGAGATTGTAATTCAGCGTAAGGAGTGCGCGCGGCGGTTTTGTGAAAGAAAGAGGACGGAAACCATTGTGGTATAATGTTTTGCAATGGGACTTTTAGATACACTCAAAAGCGTTGGCTCAAACATAGTTACTGGAGCAAAGGACATCATTGGTGGTATTACATCGGGAGCAAAGAATGTTGCCAAGGACGTTTTCATAGCAGGTGAAAACTTACGAGCTGGTGCCGGTGTCGGGGGCGCTCTTGCGTCTTTCAAACAGCCGCCAACATCGGAAGATGCGCTTATTTTCAGAACAACGTCTGCAGACCTCAAGAGGGCCGAGGACGCCAGAAAAGCCAGAGGTGAAAGAGATGTGGCGTCGGGCAAGGGGCCCTTATCAAAGCCAATCACCTCTGCCCGTCCTGCATCAAGTTCAAAGAGTAAAACCACTACCACGAGCGACGGCTATACATATAGAACCACCCCGAGCGGTGAGAGAGAGCTTGTCAGTGGCCCGGGTCAGGCAGGGGGTGCGGGTATTTCATCGCAACAGTTCGGAGGTTCTTCGGGGGGTTCTTCCGTCAACTTCACGCCGTTTGCGGGGGCTCAAGGCGACGCCGGAGGCGGGCGCTCTTCTTTTACAGGACTTCTCGGGGCGGCGGGTACGGGGGCGCTCTCAATACCCGTGTCTACGGAGGATGAAGCGGAACGGTTTGAGAATATTTTGCGTACTGCCAAATCAACCCCCGCGACAGTCGAGAACACATTTTTCAACCAACTCTTTCCTTCGGAAAAAAAACCGGCACCGCAGAGCGTTCCTCCTACTGAACGCATAGGTGATGTGGAAACGGGACCCTCGACAGATGCGACCTCGCTTGGGACACAAACGACAACCACAGGAACAACTCCCAGCCTTGCAACAATTCAGGAACAACTTGACCAGATTCGCAACCGTGCTTTGGAGTTGCGGGAGCAGGAAGAAATGGTAGACCCGACACCGCCCGAGCCGATTGTCGAGACCATCGCGCAACTTGAGGCGCTCTCACTCGCGGCACAAGGCAACGACTTGTCGTTTCGGGAACAGTTTGATGAGATACAGAAATCAAGCGGTCTCACGGGTTTGCAGGCGGAGCGCATTGACCTATTAAAAAATGTCAACGCCGCCAACGATGCGATTATGGAGGTCTATGAGGACATCAAGACCAACCCCGACTTTCCAAAAGGTCTTGCGGCGCGTCGTCTTGCCGACGTAACGGACAAACATAAGATAGCCATTCAGTCGTTCTTGGGTCAGCTTGACGTGGTGAACCAAATGATTTCTGATGCAAACACTTTTGTAAACCGAGAGTTGCAGATTCTTGAGGCGGATGAACAGCGACAGCGACAGGCACGACAAGACCTGCAACAGTTGTGGAAGTTCTTGGGAGATATGGGTGCCTTGGGTGCGCTCTCCGATAATCACATCGATATGTTCTCTGACGGCTTGGGTATCCCGAACTCTGCCTTGAAGAAGGCGGTAGCGAACGCGCAAAAGAGTAACACCACCTTTGACCTGCGTTCGGGTGTCGGCGGGTCGTTGTACCAGATTGAACGTGACGAGCGCGGACAGGTGCTCGGCATGAAACAGATTATTGCACCGCAGGAGTCATCGGGCAGTTCGGGTCTTTCATTCTTTAATGTGGTTGGAGCAAGCGGAGAAACGATACGATACGCGCAGGACAAGGCAGGAAACATTGTGAGCCAGACAACCTTGTCGGGGACAGGTACTACCAGCTTGTCCGAGAAAACAGATAGTGTTATTCAATACATTCAGACACAGTTGCTACCGTTCCCTAATGAATATTCAAAGGACGGAGCAAGAGAGCTGGTGCAAGAATATGCCGGACTTCTGGGTGTTTCTCTTAACAAGAACATTGAGGCAGAACTTGAAAAATACAACCCAGACGTACAACAGTCAAAGCTGTGGACATGGTTAACGGGAAACTAAACAATCATGGCTGAACCACTTTCTCCGGCAGAGTTCTTCCTACAGAAGCATGGAGGAGGAACTACAACAGAACCACCAAAGGCGGTGCCATTTGTTCCGCGGGGTGTTTCGCCACAGACACCGACAACAGGCGAACCGCAGGTAACAGGCGGGCCTCTTTCACCAGAGGAGTTCTTTCAACAAAGACACCAAGGCGTATCGGCTCCGAGTTTTGCCATTCCATCGGAACCCCAAGGAGAGGAAAAACCGTCTCTCTTTCGGGAGATTTTCAATTCACCCATTGAACTAGGCAAAGACCTTGCCGCGTCTTTCTCGCCGGAGGCAAAGGAACTTGATGAGTCGCTTCGTGGAACTATGGCGGCGGTAGAGAAGCTCAAAAGCTCGGACATGTCCGAGCGACAGAAGCAGATTGTGGCAAACATCATGAGTGAGATTGAACCACTCGCCGACGTATTTCCCGCAAAGAGTTATTCACAACTCGTGGGGGACGTGCTTGGCACGGCACTCTGGGTACTTCCCGTCGGTCAGCTTGCGGCGGGTGTGCGGACGGCGGAAGCGGTGGCTAAACTTGGGACGGCGGCGCGGGTGGCGCAGATAGGGGCTCGCGGTTCGTTAGTCGGAGGAGCGTTCGGAGGGGCCGCCGCGCTCACCGAGGGTGAAGACCTTGCGGGAACGATAAAGCACACGTTTATCGGTGCGGCAGTCGGCGCTCCGCTTGAGATTGGCGGCGTGTATGCGTTTAAGGGACTAAAACACACCGCGTCGTCCGCGCTTCAAGCCATAAAGAAGGGTGCAGACAAAACAGGAATCACCACAAAGATTGAGCAGTCGTCCGTTGTCGCATACTTCCGTTCTCTGGGGTCTCGCATTTCAAAGGACTACGGGCCTCTGGGTAAAGACATCGCGGACAGAATGAACACTTCAGGGGAAAACAAACTGATGCAGGCGGGAAGAACACATGAATCACTGACGCAAAGAGGACTTTTTGACCTTGACGATAACGAGGCGTGGGCTTTGGTGGATGCGTTAGAGGGCAGGGTCTCTCCTGAATCACTTACCCCCAGAGCCAAGGGGGTCTTTGAGGTAGTGAAAAACGAAAGTAAAGCGGTGGCAGACATCACGGAGCTTCTTGGGGTGAAGGTGCGTATTGCAGGACAGGGCATGTCGTTTGAAGAGGAGGCGGCACAAAGGATTGCGGGAACACTTACTCCCGAACAGGCGCTAGCGTCTAAAAGGGGAGCCGCGGGTCTGATTAAGGAGGTTCCATTCAGGCCCCGTGAGAACTTCTTTCCTCACATGGTTCCCTCCATTGAAAAACTCACGGCAGGAACCATGCGTGAGAAAGTTATTGCAGATACCGTTCGTCGCGGGATTTTCAAAACACCCGAGGAGGCGGCGCGAGTTCTTGACGACTACCTGCTTTTTATTAACTCTGGCGGTAAGAGTGCGGGATATTGGGAGAAGTATCTCGTTGAGAGCGGACAGGCAAAAACGCTTGAACAGGCAAAGGGAATGACCAGCAGATTCTTTAAGGCATCACGCCGTCCGCGCTTCGGCAATCTTGAATCGGCTCGTGAGTTTGACTTTCCCTTTTATGACCCCGACCCGCGCAACGTACTCCCGCTCTATTTTATGAAGGCATACGGCACACTGAATGATATTGAGGTGTTTGGACAGGGGCTTACAAAACTTGACTCAATCATAGGACGTTTGTATAAAGATAATGTCAAGGAGCACGGCTTTGTTAAGGCGGGGAATATGAACAAAGAGATACGGCTTCTTATCAACACGGCAATGGGGGCGATTGAACATTCTTCTAAAGCCGAAGCGACCAGCGCGTTTATGAGAATGCTACAGATACCGAAGTTGGCTTTCGCACAGTTGCTGAACGCCTCACAGTCGGTGAACACACTCCTTGTATCTGATGCCAAGGCGTTCTTTCGGTCAATTCCCTACGCATTTAGAGAAGAGGGTAGGATGCTTGCGCTTCGTTCGGGAGCGACCTTGGAACAGGTGCTTCGGCAGTCGCAGATGGCCCTTGGTGCGGAGGGCAACTTCGGAGAGTCGTTCTTGAAATGGACGGGGTTTAGCATGGTTGAGAAGTTTAACCGAGTTCTTGCGAGTAATGTTGGAGTGAACTATGCGCGAGATGTGGCGGAGAAGCTGGTTAAGAATCCTAACAACAAAGTGTATCGCTTGAGATTGCAGGAACTGGGCGTTAATCCTGAAAACATTCTGGCTCGAGGTGGAATTGCCGAGGACGAACTCTTAAAGGCGGCGTTCAGGGTGTCTGCAATGACACAGTTTCTTTCGCGCTCAACTGACCTGCCTATTTTTGCACAGAGCCCTCTTGGGAAAGCGGTGTTTCAATTCAAGTCCTTTGGCTTTCAACAAACGACGTTCATAAAGAATCGTCTGGTGGCACAGATGCGGGCGGGTAACTATAAGGGACTGGCGAGAGACCTGCTCGTGCTCTCGGTTGTGTTTCCCGCCACGGGCGAGGTAACGGCGGACATCCGTTCTCTCATTACGGGTACGGAACGACCTACGGGAGCCCTTGACCGATACATTTCAGATGTCATGGCGGTTGGTGGGTTGGGTATTATGGCGGATGCCTTTATATCTGCAGGGTATGGTTCTCTTGCTGACTACTTTCTTGGTCCATCTGCGGGAACTGCCACGGAGTTGGTTGAGCGTGTCGCGGGTGATATAAAACGGGGCAAGGTATCAAAATCAGATGCGCGGTTTCTTCTTAATCAGACAGGATTCGGGCGTATTCTATCTGGTTATGTGTTTCCTAATGACAAAAAGGAGCAGGAAACATTTCTTGAAACTTTGAAGGAGTGGTCTAATGAGTTATAGTTATTAGTATGAAACCATTTCTCTATCAACCGACGTACCCGTTCATCATTACCCAGCGGTTCGGAGAGAATCCGAACCACCCTGTCTACGGCTACGGCCCGGGCGGTCATCCGGGTATTGATTTACGGGCGAAGCCAAACACGCCAATCTACTGCGCGCTTGCGGGTAGGGTTGAGAGAGCCAATATTGACGCGCAACGCGGTTTGAATGTCGATGTTCTTTCACAAGTAGGCGACGAATTTATTGTTCATAAGTATTTTCACGGGAACGCGCTCAAGTGCAAGGAAGGAGATATTGTAAAAACAGGACAGCTCATCATGCTCTCGGGGGCGACAGGGAACACCACGGGGCCGCACCTCCACTTTGAAGTAGAGGAGGAAGACGCTTCGGGAAAACTCTTGAATGGGAACAATGGACACTTCGGACGACTTGACCCTGAACGGCTCCTGCTACCGCATCCTGCACTGAAATATAGCCTTCTGACGCAACTGGTTTCGTTGTATACGGCAGTATTGAGGAAGTTAGGCGGATAGCACTCTCCGCGGAGGCCACATAATTTTTTTATGCGTCTTCCACGGAGCGGGCTAGCCCATTGGTCGCCCTAGGGTTACCGCAATAGTTCTTTGACAGGTTGTTGGTTGATGGGGGAATGGTCTAAATAGCGGTTTGTAAGGCAGGCATCCGAAAGGAGTTAAAATTCCTCGCATAGCGAAAGCTATACCACTGCTTCCCCACCAGCCAACAACAGACCTGTCTGTGCAGACAGAAAGGAGGTCTCGTGCAGATTCATTCTGCTCGGCGCGGTTTGACGATTCGCCACGAGAGGGGCGGTGTTCGGTTCTTCCCGTGGTCTGAAGAGGACGAGGCGTTCCGCTACATCAGGTCGCTCTTCATTCGGCTCGGCAAGCCACGCTACGGCGACCTTATCATTCGCCGATTGCGGAGGGTACGGCACGGGGTCAACTGAAGAGTTGGGGCGGTATCTTACGAGGTATCGCCCCAAACTGTCCTGCTTGCTACAGACAGGTCAACAGAGCCGTGGAAATACTATCCCCACTCTCTCTTGCAACACGCTTGACAGGAAAGAATGAGGCAATGGTATACTGGTATTAGGTGAGGTAGACCCATCTCTGAATGTTCTGGCGAGGTTCTTTCACATCAGCAGAGAGTATCGTCATACGACCTAGCGTTCTAGGTGCGCGATACCGCGATGTAAATAGTCTACAATGCTCGTGGGTTTTCCCTCGCGGTAATCATTAAATAAGGGGTGATGAGCATAGTCCCCACACCGGTGGCTCTGTTCGCGCTAAACCACCGGCTTGAGAACGTCCTCTGCTGATGTGAGGGAGTCGCAATTACCAGATAACATTTTGAGTATGCTTTCAGGATTCAAAACATACATTGTTGGTAGTGTTGGAGTGGTTTTTGCAATCATCGGTGTATTGATGGGGTTCATTGACACGGTACAGGCGGGAGAAATCTTTCTTGCCTCTCTCGGTCTGATGACTCTCCGTGCAGGTATTGCAAAAAGGTAGTCGCTTCGCGAGTTCTCACGCTCAATGAGTCGGTCCCGAGAACACGACCAAATATATCGCTCGACCGATGTATAGTATTTTTGGGGCATTGAGTGGGGAACAGGTGGCACGATGGTTCTTTGAAAACCAAATCGGACAAAAATCACAATGATAAAAATTGTTATTCTTCAGCGTGGGTGGGTGTTCATTGGCAAGCTCTCACAAGAGGGGACGCTTTGCACACTCACTGACGCTTACAATATCCGTCGGTGGGGAACCACTGATGGGTTAGGTCAGCTCGCATTAGAAGGTAAGCAGGCAGAAACGAAGCTCGATAAAATTGGAACTGTTTCATTCCACGAGTTAACGTCTGTGGCATTTTTGGATGTCAACGAAGACGTATGGAAAAACGAGTTCACAACCTAACCATTGCCGCGGGTTGTTTTGAGGAATCTCAATCAACCTACGGCTACGGCGACGGCGAAGGCGACGGCTACGGCTACGGCAACGGCTACGGCAACGGCGACGGCTACGGCGACGGCGAAGGCGACGGCTACGGCGACGGCAACGGCGACGGCTACGGCGACGGCTACGGCTACGGCAACGGCGACGGCGAAGGCGACGGCTACGGCGACGGCGAAGGCGACGGCTACGGCTACGGCAACGGCGACGGCGAAGGCGACGGCGAAGGCGACGGCGAAGGCGACGGCTACGGCGACGGCTACGGCCTCTGATTACAAGGGTTGCTCTGTGGAACATCTTATGAGGCAACTCTTGGGATGTTCCACAGAAATTAAAAATGTCCGATTTGGTTTTCAGTGAATCAACTACGAAAGAACGGATGCTTTGTCATCTAACCAAGACATATAAAACACCTCATATGGTTCGTTGTTCTTATAGCCCTGTGTGCTCCAAAAACGCTGTCTGGCGAGGGTGTTTACCCCGCGCTGGAAGATGACCTATTTAACACACGACTCGGCACCTACAAGGCAATTTTTGCCCTACAGGATAGGTACGGGGTACGGGGGCTTATTCCGGTGCTTCGGTGTGAATCGGGACTGAAGTGGTGGGCGTACAACCCCGCCGATACTGACGGCAAGCCCCGTTACGGTATCGCACAATATGCACCCTCAACTTTTTACGGTTTTGCCGAGGAGTGGCGTAAGATATACGGCGAACGTGAGTTTGACATTGAGAGTCCGGCAGACCAAGTAGAGGTTATGGCGTTCTCGTTCTCGCGGGAGTGGCAGTATCATTGGGGTTGTTGGAAAGAATAAGATATGAAAAAACAAAAGCAACAAAAACAATTTATTGTGCGGAAATATGTAATGGCGAGTTCTGCAATAGACGCGATTCGGAAGGAAAAAAACAAACCTGTTGATGACGTATGGCTAGACGCTGATTGGGAGAAGAAGCAAAACGCAGACAGACCATCCGCTATTGGTTTCTCGAATAGTGAAAACACTGAAGACGAAGAGTGATGCTCCGCGGGGGAACCCGACCTCGTTGTCGGGAGTCCACGCGGGGTTTTAGCCCCGATTATTAGCAGGTAACAGAATCTCGTAACATTACGGCTAATACGCGAGCGCTTGTGTGTCAGCGTTCGCGCATTATCCGATAATCAAAAGCACTATGCCTGACGAAAAGGAACCGCAGGAGGGAACACCAGAGGAGGTTTCAGATGAAACCGTCGCGGACTCCGCAGACGACGATGCTCCCGCAGAAGACGCAGTGTAACAAACAGCCCCGCACATTGGCGGGGTATGTTTGTACTACCAGTAACCGCTCGTAGTCGCGGGTCAACATAGTTGGCAGACAGGATTGGTGGAAATAATAGCTCTGTTATCCCCACCACTAACACTTATACCATACTGGCATATACAATGCAAGGACTTTCTGTTGAAAAAAGGGCGAGCGTGGCTCTACAGAGGGGCAAAGAACTCTTCGGGTGGAGCAATAAGCTCTATAGGGATGTCATCTGTCTTGACCTTGGTAATGGTGTTTGCTACTGCAACAACGGCGAAACAAACAGCCACCGCCCCACTCTCAAGGTGCTGTATAGCAATGAAAAGCCGAGGGGAATCTGTCTCTTTTTGGGTTGTATGAGGAGGGTTAGACAAAAACACAAATGCTATTGTTCTCTGCATTTCAAGCACACACGACAGAATGTCTCCTCGTAGTTATCCCCTTGACAAATACACACCTAGGAATATATTCATATCTGTATGAGCGACACCATAGAGAGATTGAAATGTCTTCGGTGCGGGTATGTGTGGTTTCCACGCTCTCTCCTAAAGCCGGGGACATGTGCCTATTGTCGCTCACCTTATTGGGATAAACCCAGAAAACATGAACGTGGAACCACTCGTTGATAAGAGAATCTTTGTGAACCTGCAAGAGGTGTTTGAGGAGGCGCGAGCCGTTGGTGACAGAAAAACGATGGATTCCGTGCTCTTTGAGTTGCGAAACTCTGGGTATGGTATGGAGGCAGAGTATCTTGAGTCCCTCATTCCTGACCCCGATGACCACCACAATGACGATTACCAAGTAGTGAAGTGACTATGAAAGCAAAGACATTCTTGGCGTGTTGTGAGGCGGGACTAGCCCTTGCGGGGTTTGAGAATGGAGAATATCTGTGGCTCGGAACGTGCAAGCAATGGAATGACGCGGAACGTATTGAGACAGGTAATAAAACCTAACCATGAAAGTAACACTACGCATACCCACCGCAGAGCAGTACGCCTTCGTTGAAGTTGAAATGGAGCTTCGTGGAGTAGACGATGCAAAGGATGTCCGGGTTCTCTACGACGAATTCACTGCCCTTTTCAAGGACTCGGGCGGTCTCAACCAGATGGAGTGGGCGCGAGTCAAAGACGGGTACATATGGACGAAGACCATCACACCGGAGGACTACGAAGCGCTGTCGTCGTACCAAAAGTCGGTTATCAACGAGATTAAAAACGCATTTAGAAATAACAACAAATAACCATGAAAGTACAAAAAAAGGTGAGTGTTACTGGAGATTTTGCCAAGGTAAATGAGGACATCAGGGACGGCGACATTATTACCATTAACGACGGTGGAACGATAATTCCCGGGGAGTGGGGCGAGCGAGCGGCGTTCAAGGTTCAGACCCGCAATGGTGAGAAGGTGCTCTCATTCAACCAGACCTCAATGAACAACCTCATTGACGGATATGGAGACGAAACAGGGCAATGGGTTGGAAAGAGCGCGGGGGTGTTTGTGGTGAAGCAGATGGTGGGCGACAAACTGCGGAACGTGTGCTACCTCGCGCCAGAGGGTTGGACAATGAACGAAGAGGGTAAGTTTGCGCCGGGGATTGGCGGTAAGAGTATTGAATATCCTGATGGTGACGGCATTAACCCCGATGACATTCCATTTAACTAATAACTGGGTTACTATGGAGAAGTGAACACACGTCTTACACTCAAAGGGGACGTTCCCAGCAAGAAAAACAGCAAGCGGGTGTTCTGTAGGGGCGGTAGACCAGTGGTATTGCCGAGTGAGGCGTATGTGGCATGGCACGAAGAGCAGTTATATGCCCTCCCAAAGACCAAAAATGCCCCGCTTGGGTGTTTTACAAGCATTGTGTGTACCTTTTACCCTAGAACGAAGAGAAAGGCGGATTTGAGCAATAAGTTTGAGAGTGTTGCCGACCTCTTGGTGGACGCTTTGATACTTGAGGATGACAACTGGTTTATTCTCGGAGAGGTGGTGTTGCGGTTTGGCGGGGTGGACACAAAGAATCCGCGGGTTGAGATTGTTATTGAGTCGTAGCGTTATGAATAGGTATCCCTTGACAACCTAATCACAAAGGTATATACTTACCTTATGAAAACATTAGAACTGTTTAGTGGAACGAAGTCATTTAGTAAAGTCGCAAAGGAGTGGGGATTTGAAACCCTTACTTTTGATAACGAGGTTCACCTTGAACCTGATCGAGTGGTAGATATAATGGTCGTAAATACACTTCCGAAGTGTGATGTGTTGTGGGCCTCACCACCCTGCACTACTTTCTCGGTTGCTTCTATCTCTCATTACTGGGTTGCCGGAAAGCCAAAGAATGAGAAAACCTTACACGGTATTGCTATGCTTGAACAGACAATCAAGCTGATAAAAAAAACAAAACCGAAGTATTGGTTTATTGAAAATCCAAGAGGAATGATGAGAAAAGTGATTGACGAGTTATTTGCAAAGCACGGCATTAAAAACTATAAGCGGAACACAGTATCATATTGTCAGTATGGCTCAAAAATAATGAAGCCAACCGATATATGGACTAACTCCCCGTGGGTTTCAAAACCTATATGTAAGCCGGGTGCTTCTTGTCATTTACGAGCAGGTACAGGATCGAAGTCGGGAGTGCAAGGTATCTACTCTTTGGACTGGGAAAAAGGCAGAGAAAATACGGCTACGGCTAGGGGTGTAATACCGCCATCATTATTCGTTGAGATTTTTAATCAAATTGTATGACAAAAGAAGAAACGAAAGCCGCCATTGCCTCGGCTTATGACTACTTGCGACAAGCTCAGTCAGCAAGTGGTATCACGTCGGACAAAGTCACTAGCTTTAGAGTTGAGGAAGCGGGAAAAGATGACGATGGAACATTCAGAATCACTCTAAGTTATGAAGTGATTGGAGATTTTCCTTTTGATAGGAAAAAAGAGTTCAAGGATTTTGTACTTAGTTCCGACGGTACTACTGTAATCTCAATGAAGATACGGACGATTTAGACGGCTCACATGTACTCTCTTTCGGATATAGACAAGTATGTTCTTCGGTATCAGCCGAAAGGGATAATAGTAGATACGAATCCGTTAATGCTTTTGATGGTCGGCTACTTTAACCCTGCCCGTATCCAAACCTGCAAGACCACTAGTATGTTCTGTGAGAAAGATTTTGACGTACTCAAGGACATAGTTACTCGCTTCAAGAAGATAATAGTTACCCCGTATATTCTTGCAGAACTATCTAATCATTCCATGAAATCATGGGGTCGTGAGAGCAGAGACTTGTATGCCTACTTTCAGAAAATGATTAGTTTTATGGAATCAGCAGAGGAAAGTAACCACTCACTTAAAAATCTCTTAAACAAAGAGGTGGAAAAGCGAGGTTGCTTATCGTTCCCGACAACAAAGCAAAGACACACGGAGATTTTCTAAACGAAATGATAGACCCACAAGGCACTAGATTATTGACCGACAAAACAAATCGCCTAGACAAAGTAGCGATAGGTTTCAATTTGATTGAGGAAAAAAAATGCTCCTGTTCGCGAAGTCGGTTTTTTCGGGATGCTCCGGTGATATGCCCCCGAAGCTCTAAAATGTCCCGTGGTGAAGTTTTGTAGCAGTTTTGGTGGGTATAATCGTGTCAGGGAGCGCATAAGCTCTGAAGCGCGATTTTGGAGGTTGTGGCGCGAGTGTTGGTGTAGTCCGTGCTTCGGTCCGGTATATGTATGAATGACAAGGTGCGAGGCACTGCCCTATATGTATTATGGCGTATGGCGCGGGTGTGTCTATTGCCGATAATGGGGATAGCTATTTACATTATTTTATATTTATTTTATATTGTTTATTTTTGAAAGTTATTCACTCATTTCCATTGACAGGCAATATACGGCTCTGTATACTGGTTATATTACTAGATAAGATAGCTAAAAAAAGCTATGAAACTAACAGTACGGGACAATGGAGCGATACTAGAAGCCGTGGGACAAGAAGAGAGTAGAGCGCTGTTTGAGTTTTATGTCAATGTTCCGAAAGGGGAGCATAGGCGCGGTAGGCACGGAGGCGAGTATATACAGCTTATCGTGAAAAAGATAGGCGAGCTAGAATCGGGCGAAAGTATGTTTATCTCGAGAGCGGAATATCCCTTGAAGTCACATCCGTCCTCAGTGCTTGCGTACTACTACCCTCGTCAACTCAATGCAAAAAGTGTGCACGGCGGTTGGGAGATTACGAAGCAATAGTTTGTGTTTGGCGAGCAGGGCAAGTGTTCCATTCATTTTCTTGCTCTGTTCGGTGGACGTAAAAAGATTATTAGTGTGTGTTATATAACACAAAAAAGATATGAGACCAGCAGAAAAGAACGGAAACATTGCGGTAACTATCGGGAGATTTGGCACAGTGCCAGAAGAAGTTATTGTGCCGAAAGATAGTACCGTGGCAGACGCGCTTGAGGAGGCGGGTGTGGAATGGGAGGGTGATGTATTCGTCAATGGTATTCGTGCAGGACGTAGAGACCTGTTAGACAACGGCGACACCATCAACATTGTAGCACGGAAAGAGGCAGGGCTATAAGTAACAAGAATTATGGAGGGGCACACGTCCAGTCCCTCTCATAATTCTTATTTGAAAAATTATGATGAAAAAAAATAAATCGCGTGATGAATGGATAAAAAAGTCCGTACAGTGCTTTCAGGAGCATTTGCTATTGGACGATTTTAGTGATGCTACGCGAAAAATTTTTGGTAAAATGGTGCTAAGTAATGGTAATAGTGGTGAGTTATCGGTGGCTGGTTTTGCGGGTGTCGTAGAAAGTCCTAATAGAGTATATATTTTGCAAGATGAAATTTGTGGTGCTGTCCCTCATTTGGTGTCTATTGAGCCGTTTATTTATTCTTACTATGTTTCCACGGGGGATTGTATTTTGGCATCGGACCAGTTCATAGAGTCGGATGATCCTCTGGTGAAGCGCTCGGTGTTCCCCGACTTGAGATGTCAGCAATTGCGCGAAAAAGCGGAAGAGTTTAAGCGGGGTGAAGTATACAAGGAAATACAGGAGCAAATGAAGTCCTCCGTAGACAAAGACAACCCTCAAAAAAAAGTGGAGGCATTCACGGAGTATTTGGATAGTGGTTTGAACCGTCTTGATGGTATTGACATTGTAGAAAAGACGAAAATGGAAAGAGGGATTTTGGTAGTAGACACAAAAGAGCTTTACTCGCAATTTTTGGGGCGTACTATCGGCGCATATAGATTACGGATACCGTCAATACAATTCAATCAACATTTATGCGTGTACGCAAAAAATCTCAATGCAGAGAAGCTTAATCGCTCTTTTTACGCGGCGGCTACAAAGAATGGCAAGTTATGTTTTGGTGAGTACGTGTTCGATATGGAGGCGCTTGTACACAGGGGCGACATTTGTGGGTTGGTGCTTGCGCTCATTATTTTTTTGCAGACAGCAGGGGATAACGGTGCATACGAAAGTGGTACATATTGGAGTAAGGAGCTGGATTATCATTACAAAGGAATATCACTATGAAAATAAAACTAACAAAAAACGCTACGATGAAGCTCCGTACCTATGTGAAATACGCGGACGGTGAGGTCAGTGGGCTCGGTACGGTTGATGTGGCGGGCGGGGATTTTATGGTGGATGATGTTTGTATCTTTGAGCAGACGGCAAGCGCGGTGCATACGGAGCTATCGCAGGCCGCGCTGGCGAAGTTTATGCACGAAAAAATGAAAGCGGGTGAGGATGTGTCGCGGTATATGCTGTGGTGGCATAGCCACGGCGATATGGATGTTTTTTACTCGTCTACGGATACCGGAACGCTTGATGGGCAGGAGGGAAGTACTCCGTGGCTCTTGTCGCTTATCACAAACAAGCAGGGCGAGTATGTAGGACGGCTTGATGTATACGAGCCAGTGCATATCTATATCGATGTATCCGTGAGCGAGGAAAAATTATACGAGGATGTACCAGCGTGCAAAATAGAGATTGAAAAGATGTTGCATCGTAGAGTAGACCAGTATGGCTCCGGCAAAGGGTACAATACGGGTAAAAGACAGCTAGGGTTATATCCGGGGATGAAGAGTAGTAGGGATTATGTGAAATACACGTCTTTTGAAAAGCACGGGGCGTCTCTTAATGATTACCCGTCTATTCGGTGGAGCGAGGAAACGGAGGAGTGGCACGACGAAACGCTTGGAATGTCTTGCGAGAAGTATACAACGCTAGTGAGTGTTCATAAGAATCCGAAAGTGTTGGAGTGGGATAAGGAGCATCAGCTTTTTTGTCATAAGGACACGGGTGAGTGGGTATATCCTTTAGGGAAAAAATATAACTATGCTGGACACTAGGCGACATCGGGATATTTTTGACGCGGATAGAATGCTCCCGCCCATTGTTATTATCGGGTGCGGGAGTGTAGGAAGCAATGCGGCGGTCTCCTTGGCGCGGCTCGGTTTCAAGCACTTCGTTCTCTACGATGATGACCGAGTAGAAGCACACAATATCACCAGTCAGGCGTACAGTGCGGAGGATATAGGTGCGTATAAGGTGGACGCGCTACGGGATATACTCACGGCTATAAATGAGGACACGGGAATATACCCGAAACGCGAGCGCGTGTCTGCCTCCAACCGTCCCGATGTCGGGCAGGGAGTAGTCATCGTTGCGGTTGATACTATGGCGGTCCGGCGAGAAATTGCCCCGCTTCTTATCGGATGTTCCGCTATTGTGGATGGCAGAACTGGTGGCGGACAAGTAGAGGTGCATACACATAAAAGTATCAAAGAATATACCGGGTCCTTGCCCGAAAAGGTATCGGATGACCCCTGTACTGCGAGATTTACTCCATACACTGCGGCAATAGCTGGAGCTCTCATAACGAATCAAGTAAAACGGCTACTGCGTGGTGAGAGTGTATATAGGGATATAGTATTCCACATTGACACACTAGAGCTCCTAAAGAACTGACAGCACTTGACAAGTATACAGATAAGAATATACTTGTCGGTATAGGTACGATTATCAGCTAAAGTAGAGCGTATGAGGAAATATATACTGATTACCGCCTATATAATGATTATTGCGGCGATTATAGCGGTTTTCTACAAACCGAGTCGCGGGGTTGAGACAAAACTAACGTCTGTTACCGAAGAACTTAATGCGTGTATTGAGGCTTTTGGTGATGACATTGCGCCATACGAACGAATACCGCTCATTGAGACTGTAGACCAAGCTGTTATGTTTTTAGAGGGATATAAGGATGCGCTCCGGAGAAAACTTGCGTGTCAAGATGCTCTTTTTGAGGGGAAGTACGTATATACAACTCTTGAGGAACTTCTGTTCACGAAATAGAACTCTGTGTTATTAAGAACAATTATTCGTATGAAGAACTTTATAGGGTGGCTATGTATTGTCGCTGTCTTTGCTTTTTTGGCGTATGCCTTTTTGTATTGTGCGTTTTCCGGTGTGTTAGGTTATGCCGCGTGTAACGGCGCTTTTTAGTGGGACCTGCCCGACTACATTCAGGCGGGGATGTGCTAGAATGTATCTACTATGGCCCAGATGCTCAAAAACCCTCCAATGGAGGATAGAGTGGATAGATTTATCAAGCTCTACCCGAAGCATAACTTTACTGTGTATCGTGCCGCTATGGAAGCAGGATACAGCGAAACATACGCACGAACTAACCCCCGGCACATAATGGAAACCGCACTAAAGCGGATGTCTCTACGCACACAATCCGCCTCAAAGGGTGAGCTTGTGGAACAGAAAGAGGTATTGACAAGTGTCCTTGATATTGTTGGAATGACGAGTAAAGAGGTGAAAAAATACTATCGTGGTGTGGTTGAACAGACAAAGGATCGAGCAACACAACTAAAAGCTCTCAAGCCCTTACTGCGTGAACTAGGTGTCCTCTTTGAAGAGGACATACAGCCCAAAACACCAGTGACATTCAATCTAGGCATCAGAGAAGGGACTATTGACAAACCCACTACTGTGGGTGATGATGTTGCCGCACATTAAATGTCTTGTCCTTTATGTCTCTTGGTTGTGTAGTGTTACGGAGGGGGGTAGGTAGCAACCATCGTTCATAGCAAGAGGTGTTGGTTATTTGACACAGACGCAAAAACCTCAAAAAGTACGCCTCTTGACAAGAAGGTAGTAGTGTTTTAGAGACAGTGAGCCATAGGCTCAAGCTCCTAGTTCGGTTTCTATTTTATTGGAGTGATGCCCGGACCTTTTATCCACTATGGTGCGTGGTCTTTATCCATTACCCCCCTCCGGGGCGATTGGAACGACGAGCTTCATCGTCAGCCGGGTTTTGTTTGTCCCCATCATAGCACAGTTTCTGTGCTACACTTATCCACACCAGCAACAGCGCACACTTTCCCGCCTGAACCCGTCCGTACCGGTACGGACGGATGACGGGCAGGTTTCATAATGACAAATTTGAGTAAAACAGAGGCGGAGGGGATTCTATGGCTCAAAGGAGAGTATGAGGTCACCCATTTCAATGATTTCGTGCTCAATGAGAAGCAGGTGCTCTTTCTTAATGAGAAGTCGCGCTTCAATCTCATATCGGGAGGCATGTCGTCGGGGAAGACGCTCGCGTTCATCGTGAAGGTGATTCTCCTTTCGCAGTGGTTTCCGGGGTGCAAAATGCTCATCGGGCGTAAAACGAAAGAAAATGCCCAAGAGACGTTCATGAAGGACTTTATGGACATTTGCCCCAGCTCTCTCTATGAGCACCAAAAAGGGTATGGGAAGATTGTGTTCTCGAATGGAAGCGAGGCGGAGTTCTGGGGGCTTGACGCCCTGCAGTCGGGCGCGGCAACCGACATCAAGAAGGCGGAACAGAAGCTCAAGTCCCATAACTTTTCTTTCATATTTATTGACCAGCTTGAAGATGTCGAAGAAAAGGTCTTCAGCGCTCTCAACTCCCGCATGCGCCGTCGTCAGTGCCACCATGAACGCTCCCTACAGACCGTTCATAGAAATAAAAAGGGAGAGCCGCTCTTTGAGCTCTGCTCGGTCTGCGGGAAAGCATCCTTCAGTCAGTTCAACATGACCACCAACCCCGCGAACTTCTGGGCGCTCTCCTACTTCAAAACCAATCCGAGGCCGTTCACGCACTTGATTGAGACCTCCATGCTCGACAACCGAACACATCTTTCCGACCAGTTCATAGAGTCGGAACTGGAGAAACCGGAGAGATACGTTCGCAAATATGTCTATGGCGAGTGGTCAACTGATTCTCTGGTGGAGCGCTCGGTGTTCCCCGAAGAGTACATCAAGGCGCAGGAGTTTCATATTAAACCCCCCATTCGGGAACTTGACGGAATCAAAATATGGGAAGAGCCGTCAAAAGACCAGACGTACCAGATTGGTATTGACCCCTCGCTCGGCGCGGTAGACCCGTCGTCGATACAGGTTATCTGTATTGGAAGCGGGGTACAGGTCGCCGTCTATTCGGGCTTTGTCCCGACTGCCGCTCTTACCGAACGAGCGGTTCGTCTTGCCACTATGTACTCTTTGAAGGGGAAGCCACTTATTATCCCCGAAGCCGTTGGCGTGGGGGAGGCGCTTATTGAGTCGCTGAAGCGTGTATACTCGCGCATCTATGAGCGAGAGGTGTTTTCGGAGCGCGAGGCGAAGACCACCAAGAAGCTGGGCTTTCATACCTCGCACGCCACGAAGTCACATTTGATTGAACATATGGACAAGTTGTTCTCAAAGGGGTTTGTACATATACGCGACATCGACACCCTCGCCGAGATTCGGACGTTTGTCTATTCCGACGAGGTGCGCCACAGGGGGGCGGGTGCCGAGTCGGGATTTCATGATGACCGCATCATGGCGCTCATGCTTGCGTACTTCAATATATTTCCCCAAACGCACAAGGAGAAGACCCTTTTGTCGCGTCTCAAAACGGCACAAAAGAAGAATGTGGTACAATTTGAGTACGAATAGTGCGTATGACTACCGATACTACATTGAGAAATAATGTACGGCGTTTCTACGAATACGTCGAAATGCCCGGGGGGTATTTATGGGGGCACGCCGACACCCTCAAGACGACTGACCTGTACTACAACTCGCGGTACAAGAAGGGTCAGTATGACAAGCATGGGTGGCGCAAGTTTTTCTATAACATTGTCAAGCCCGCCTGCGACATCGCCTCGAAGTTCGTTGACCTTGATACCAAGGACATTATTCTCATTCCCGAGAGTGAGTCGGACGACAACGAAACGAAGGTGTGGTTCATGCAGAGGAAACTGCGCCAGTGGCTCAAGGATAATCAGTTTGGGGTGCTTCTGAATGAAATCGGACGCGACTACCCGAAGTACGGCTCGGTGGTGATTCGTAAAAGCAAAACGGGCAAGTGGAAAGGTGTGGCGCTCGTGAACCTGCGCTTTGACCCGTCGGTGCTCTCTCTTACCGATTCTGATTTTGTCATTGAACTCCTTGAAATGACGGGAGACGACATACGCAACAGCGGGTGGGAGTACGCCGAGAAGTTTACCGAAGACGGCTCGTTCACGATTTACATGTGCTACCACAAGCATGGCGACAAGTGGGACAGGTATATTAAGACATCGCCTTTCAACAGGACGAAAGACGGGGGGACAATACAAACTCCGGAGTCACAGATAAACAAGGAGGACGAATACCTGCCCGCGCTTGAACTTGACTACAAGACCGACGTGCCGTTTCCGTATCGGGAACTGCATTGGGAGAAGATTCCGGGACGGTGGCTTGGTCTCGGATTCGTAGAATATCTTTTTGATAACCAGATTGCCACGAATGAAACCGAGAACCTCGAACGGAAGGGTCTGGCGCACACCGCGCTCAAGGTCTACCAGACAAGAGACGAGATGATAGGCGGTTCAAATGTTCTCACGGGTATTGAAAATGGGGCAATTATCAAGGTTGAGAGCGAGATTACGCCAATCCAAAACGAGGAACGGAACCTTGCGGCGTTCAACAACACGCGCAATCGGTGGGACCAAGGCACCGAGCGGAAGACCTTTACCACCGACATTACCACGGGAGCGAATCTGCCGTCTCGCACACCGCTTGGTGTCGCCAATCTCCAAGCGCAACTCGCCACGTCATTCTTTGAACTCAAACGCGAGCAGTTCGGTCTTTTCTTAAAGGAGCTTATCTTGGCCGACATTATTCCCGACTTTAAGGAGGGCTCAATGAAGGCGCACGTCTTGACCTTCTCCGGCTCTGATGATGAACTGGAGCGTCTTGACCGGGTGATTATACGTTCACGGACTGACCGTGCGGTTGAGAAATATATTGCCCGTACCAGTTATGCGCCGTCAAAACTACAGCGCAAAGACCTTGAAGAGCGTATCACCGAAGACATCGAGCGCTCGATGAACCGCTTTGTAAATGTTCCCGACGAGTTCTACGCCAATGCGCGGTACTTGCTTGATGTGCTGGTGACGGGAGAATCGAGAGATGTGGGGGCTATGGATTCCATTTCACAGTTCGTGCTTCAGGCGCTCATCGCAAACCCGGGTATTCTTCAAAACCGCACCTCACGAACCATTCTCTTCAAGATGATGAGCGGGCATGGCGTATCTCCCGCAGAACTAAACCTCATCTCGGAGGACGTTGACACCACGCCGGTGCAGGCGGGAGGAAGTGCGGCGCGTCCCACTCCCATGCCGCAAGGAGGACGGCAATTTAGCGCAGTATGAGATTAACTCCCGAAGAAATACAGTTTTTCAGGAACCTCTCATCAAGCGAGGCGGGTGCTATCCTGACGAGGTATTTTAAGCGTCTACAAAGCCATATTTCTGACATTCGCACCTTTAATGAAAAGGACACGATTGAGTCGGCAAAACGAGCGAGTGATATACTGCAAGAGTTCGTCATTGACAAGCTCTCGGGCGCTCGTAATGAGCCGAAAGAGGATGTTGGTGACGAAGGGTTTGAGTAATTATCAATAGGGCGGTTGTGTACCCGCCGTAACAAAAACAGCGATATGACAGAGGAAACTACCGCTCCAGCCGCCGAAGAGCAGGAGCCGGGCGAAGGGGGCGCCGAAACCCCTGAAGGGGATGTAACCCCCGAGTCCCAGCCAGACAAGGACTATAAAAAAATGTTTGAAGACCAGCGCATACGCGCACAAAAAGCGGAGGACAGAGAGAAGAAGCTCCGCGAAATCTTAGAAGACAAGGACGAGGTGACGGAAAATAAACCCGAAAGTCAAGACCCTCTTGATACGGTTGCAGATGCTCTCGACGTGATTCGTGAACTGAAAGGTGACGAACTTGCAGAGCTCCGCAGGGAAGCTAAAGAACTCGGTGTCAGTCAGGCCGCGTTTATTAAGAGTCCTGCGGGCAAGGCGTATCTCAAAGAGATTCGACGCTTGAAGGAGGTCGCCGCCACCACTCCTCCCCCATCAACCAAAGCCAAGACCGAAAAAGAAGAGGTGCCTCGGAAGTTCAAGACCTACGAGGAATACCAACAGGAGAAGAAACGGGCGACTGGGGGTAGCGAATAACTACATAAATGGCACTTACAACTGGTGAGTTTACGCCAACTGCCCTGACAGCTTATATTTCAGAATCTTGGACCCCCGAGGTTCTTGAGGAATACTTTGCTGATGCCGTAGCCGCCAACTTCTTTATGGATTTGAGTCCATACGCGGGGGGCGGTTCGGACATCTTCCACATTCCGAACGTGTTTACCACGGCGTTTAGTGTTTCAACACAGCCAGACCCGTACGATGCGGCGGAAATTACCACGGACGCTCCGGCAACCGGCGACATCACGCTGACCATTGACACCCACAAATATATCGCCACGATTATCGGTGACCGAGACCTTGTGCAGATTGCGAAAATCTACAATCTCAACGAAATCTACAATCGTAAGGCGATGGGCACGCTCGTTGAGACCCTTGATGCCGCGCTCTACGCGCTTCAATCAAGTGTTTCAACGAACTCTGTGGGCGACACGGCTTCGGTCATTACCGATTCCGAGATTCGTCAGGCGATTGAGAAGTTGGCCAGCGCCGACGTACCGACTACCGAGTGCGCGTTCCACTTCCACCCTTACAGTTACTTCATTCAGGTCATTGCGATTCAGAAGTATTACGACGCGGCACAATTTGGAGCGAACGCTTCGGTTACGAAGTCAGGCACGCTCGGAGACGCTCGTGGATTGCAGAGGGCGTTCAAGGGACAACTCTTTGGCATTGACATTCTTATGTCAAGTCAGGTGGTCAACACCTTGCTTGCCGTGAAGAACCTGCTCGCTCACAAGGATGCGTTCGCTTATGCGACACAGCTTCCGACGGGAGGCAGGGTCAGGTTCCAAGCGGCATACCTGCTTGACCGTCTTGGCACACTTGCCGTGTGGGATTCCCATTACGGTGTTGTGGCATCACGAGAAGCCGCGGCGACTCTGATTCAGGGTTCCAATGCGTTTATTGCCTCGTAGTCCTGAATTATCATGGCTACACCGGGCTTACACGCGGCAACCGCTACACTAACGCTTCGCCCAACAGTATCGTTTTCGGCGATTGAGACGGAAGTGAAGCGGATGAACTCGCAGGACAGGGAACACTATATCAAGAAGCTCAAAGAGCATCTTCGACTGATTGTTCCAAAATAAACTGACTAACACACGACCCCCGCCAAAGCGGGGGTTTTGTGTTATACTCTCTCTATGGTTAAGGCAAAAGCCCCAGCCAAGACGGCTACCAAGCCCGACATACTAGAGGTGCTGTATGCACGAGAGCAAGGATTGACTCTGCAGAGTGACCGCTGGGAACTCCGTCAGGAGCTTCTCAAGGTGTGTGACCTGCTCGCAGAGCGTCACGCTGACAAAAAAGTGCATGAGCGACAGCCCAAAACCCTTTAGAGGAACCATAGGGGTACCATCGCGGGACCACTTGGTTACACCTACGGCTTTTGCCTATTCTCTTATTCGTCTTATTCGGCACTGTGACCGCATTTGGGGGTGCGGTTCGGTATGTCTTGAAACGGTTGAGGGCTCTCTTTTGGAGGAAAACAGAACGGCGCTACTTAACAGGGCGCGCGGGGGGTGGCTTCTCATGCTTGATGACGATATGACGTTCCCCCACGACCTTGCCGAGAAGCTGGATGGGCATATAGAGGACGGCAAGGACATTGTGACGGGGCTCTATTTCTTGGGATATAAACAGAAACCCGCACCTGCTATTTACACAACTGACACAACAATGGGCAACCCTGCGGCGTTTTACTACAACTATCCCGAAGACCAGCTCGTAGAGGTGGGCGGGTGCGGTATGGGGGTATGTATGATTTCACGCCGTGTTCTGAACGCATTTCTGGGCAAAGAGGCGTTTAATCGAGTGTACAAGATGGGAACGCGGGTGGGGGAGGACTTGGCGTTTTGCTATAAGGCGAGAGAAAGGGGGTTCAGGATTTGGTGTGATACATCGGTCAAGGCGGGACATATCAGACCCTATACCTTGACAGATAATCAACCGTTTGTAACTATGGAAACATATGGCAAATCCTTCAACGGGTAAGGTGTTCTTCTTCCTTCGCAGGAACCCCATAACGGGAGAAGTCATTGAGGACGACTACCTTGATGCCGACGAGAAAACTGCGTGGATGTATATCAAAACACCCAGATTTTTTAAGTACATTGGGTGGTCAGACGGACACTTCTTTAGGGAGGTGAAGAAGCGCGGAACGATTGACCCCGAGACGCGCATGATGGTCGAAACGACTGAAGAGCACAGGAACGCAATCCACGAAGCGTGGAAAAAAGAGATTGAGTTCGCTAAGGAACATCCGCAACCTCCAAGAAACTTGAGCCGTCTTGACATTGACGGGCGCCCTCTACAAGACCCGGGCCTCGCGGGTGAGTTGAGTAGATTGAGACCCAATGGATAAAGAGACACAAAACTTTCTTCGGCGACAGCCACCCAAGAAGCTCATGAAGAAACTTTTCAAGAAAGAGCGTCAGATGGACGACGAGATGAAGACGCTCTCTCAAATGGCAACAGACAAGAGGTTGTCTCTCAAACAGAAAGACAAAATACGGCGCGTGCTTGAGTTCAACAAGGACAAGCTAGAGGAGCATGTTGTGGTTGACGATGAAACGGCCAAAAAGGTCGAGAAGTGGCACGAAGACCGCGTTCGGTGGGGCATACGAGAGGGAATTATCAAGCCGCCAGACCCGCGCGATATGCCGAGAAAATGAAAATAGTCGGCATGCTCGTGGTCGGGGCGGGCGAAGGAGACCGATGGTTATCCGAGGTTCTTGAACAGAGAAAACAATTAGTAGACGAACTCATTATTTGTGGCAACAAAACAGACAAAAAAACAAAAGAAGTCATCAAAAGAAGCGGTGCGTGGTACTACGAAGACGACAGAGAGTGGGGGATACATCAGCCAAGCATTAAGGATAATTTGCTCGAAAGAGTTGGAAAACTTAAGCCGGATTGGGTACTCCCGTCTGACGCAGATGAGATTTACGATAAGCAGTTTACCCGCGGAGAAGCAGAACGTCTTGCAGGTACAGGTGCAATCGGATATTACTTTGCGCTCATCAACCTCTGGGGAGACGGCGAGCACTATCGCCACGACCTATCGTTTTGGAACATCAGATTCTTCCAGTATCGTCCCGACCTCGGCACCAGATACGAAAGAAAAAACGTCCACTGTGGACTAGCGCCGCCGGTATTTTACCACTACGGGTGGCACGCCCCGTTTATGGTAAAACATTACGGACTGATGAAAGAGGAAGACAGGAAACTCAAAGTGAAGCGTTACGAGAAGTACGACCCGAAGGCGGTATTCAAAGGGCGGGATTATTACGATAAGTTATTAACTAACGATATGGTGCGTCCGTTTGATGAAGACGTTATGCACGAGAGAATAGCCCGAGACGTTGCAGAGCACTTTAAGGACGAAACCAAGAAGCATGTTTAGAAAAAATACACGATTCGTTGAATATGAAAACCTCGTATCGGGCAAGACGGACAATATGCCCGAGAGCGACTGGAACGACATACAGCGCAATCCGTATCGCAGGAAGGACTTTAAGTTTGTGCGGATTATTGACGTTGGCGGTCCCGCCTCAAACACCTCGGGCGGAGAGCGCCCACCCATAGAAGAGGACCCGCTTGAATGTCCTCTGTGCGGGTACGTTGCGGAAGATGACAAAGACCTTCACACCCATAAAGAAAAGAAGCATTAGGATTCTCTATGTTGGCGGGTTTGGCAAGAACTCGGTTGGGGAACCCGAAATAGCAAATGCGCTTGAGTGTCTCGGACACAGCGTTACACGAAAGGAATCCAGTTTCACAACACCCGCGGAGATTGAGTCCTTAACGTCCGACTTTGACTTGCTTCTTTTCTCAAAGGTTAAGACACCCGTCAATCTTGAAGCACAGCGAATGATAGCTCGGCTCACGATACCTACCGTGTCGTGGGTATTTGACCTGTACTGGGGATATGAGCGACAGCAGATGTTTAATACCGAGCCGCACTTTGTCGCCGACGTTGTGTTCACCACAGACGGGGGACACGAGGAACAATTTGAGCGACGCGGTATTCGCCACCACTGTCTTCGTCAGGGTATTGCCGAAGGAATAAAACCCGCGCCACGGTGGAATGGCAAACCGATTATTTTTGTCGGTTCAGACAGGTCAAATCTTCAGCGAACCGAACTCTTAAAGTGGCTCCGAAGAACCTACCCCGATGACTTTGCCGTGTACGGCGAACGGGACGGTGTGCGACACGAGAAACTGGATAAGGTTATCGGGGGCGCAAAGATTGTTATGGGGGACTCGGTTATTTCTCCTCACTACTGGTCAAACCGAATATACGAAACCATCGGTCGAGCGGGATTTATGTTGCACCCCAAAACCGAGGGGCTCGACGACGAGTTCCGCTACTACAAGCACTTTGTCCCCTACACCGCGGGCGACTGGAAAGGACTGAAGGAAAAGATTGACCACTACCTCACCCACGATAAAGAACGCGACGCAATACGCATGGCGGGATATGAACACTGTCATAAGGAGCACACCTATACGCACCGAGTTAAGAAAATGCTTGAAATACTCCGTCATGAGTAACATAAGCGACACGGGAGTGTGGAACGACGAAACAAAAGAGGAGTTCCTCGCGCGGTATGTGTTCTTTGACCGAGAGCTTGCCGCCGCACTGTCAAAACTGTTTTGGAAGTGTGGGGTGGTTGACCTTGGGTGCGGTTCGGGAAAGTATGTACAGTCGCTCCGAAATCGCGGGATTGACTGCGACGGATATGATGGCAACGCCCGCATTGAGGAGTTTACGGGCGGCGTGTGCAAGGCGTGGGACTTGACAGTTCCGAAGACCCTTCCAAAGAAATACGACTGGGTGCTATCGCTTGAGGTTGCGGAACATATTCCCCGTGAACACGAGGCAACCTACATACAAAACCTGCACAACAACAACACGAAAGGAATTGTTTTGTCGTGGGCGGACATCGGGCAGAACGGGGACGGTCATGTAAACTGCAGGCGAGGGGAGTATGTACGGCGTGTTTTTGAGAAACTCGGATACGGGGCTGACACCAAACAAACGGAGATACTTCGGCTCTGCGCCTCACTCGGATGGTTTAAGAAGAACATAATCGTGTTTAGAAAGAAATGAGAATTGCGTATTGTAACGGAACGGAGTGGCTGAACGCCCTCGCCCTTGAACTGGAGGCGCTCGGACACACGATAACTGACGAATCGCCGGACGCAGTTATTGGCATGTCCATTTCACAGATGCCTCGTATTTGGCAGATGCACCACACATACCCCGATGCCCTGCTCTTTAACTACTCGTGGGACATCTACTCGTGGGTGTGGACAACTCCAAGACCCGGTGAATACGACTACAAACGATATGTGGAACTTCTCAACGAGAGCACGGAGGTGTGGGTGCCGTCCGTGGCAGAGCAGAAACGCCACGACAAACTCTCCATACCCACCACGGTCATCAAGTCGTACTCGCTCTACTTCCCGCTTGAGAGAACGAACGGCGGGTATGTGTTCAATGCTATGCGTGAGATACCTGACGAAGAGTGGGGATGGGCGCGTAAGGCGTGTGAAGAGTTAGGGATTCCTTATGTGGAGAGCGACAGAAACCGAACCTTTGAAGAGTACAAAGATGTCCTCTCGGGCGCACGACTCCTTATCAGTCCAAACAAAGAAGCGTCAACGGGAGGACTGTCACTCATTGAGGGATATTACAACGGCATACCCGCTCTCGTGAATGGAGGTGGGGGAAACGGGGGAAACGAGTATGTTCCTTGCACGACCTTTCTGGGGTATGATGACTTGCGGAATAAGTTGCTTGAAAGTTTCCCTGTTCTTGATGTGGCTAAGTGTCGAAAGTGGGTCGAGCAAAACTACTCACCGCGCATCATGGCGGAGAAAGTGAACACACGACTATGCGAGTACAAATCTTGACCTCTCGACCGGTTGGAGAAGAGTGCAAGCTCTGGGTGCGAGAACGCGGCGTAGAGTTGGTGGACAGCAACCCCGATGTGCTGATTTCGGTGATGTATGACCGCGTGCTCTCGGAGTTTCCCGCGAGGTCGTTCAACTTCCACCCCGGAGTTCTCCCCCAGTATCGCGGCTCGGGCGCGTTCAGTTGGGCAATCATCAACGGAGAAGTGGAGACGGGCATCACCCTCCATGAGATTGACGAGGACATCGACCACGGTGCAATCATCGACATCGTGAGATTTCCAGTTGACCCCAACGACACGGCGGGAACTCTCTACGAGCGGGGGATGCAATACCTGTTCTTTATGTTTCAGCGATGGTTTGACCGGATTGTCTCCGGCGACTACACGGTTATCTCCCAAGACAAGTGGCGCGGGAGAATCTACTACCGGCGCGACCTAGAGCGAGAGAAAGACCTTACCCGCTACGCCAGAGCGTTTGAGTTTGCGGACAAGGAGCGGGCGTTTTACTACAACCGCAAGGGGGAAAAGGTGGAGCTCGTCTGGTAGCTCCGCCTCTTTTTATGAAGCTACACGAATACAACATAGAGTGGTACATAGACCAAATGGCGACCCCTTTTTCGTTCCCGGGGTTTTCTGATGCAGAGTGGTTTTGTCTTATAGGCGAGCGGCACGGCAACAGAACGGGGTACGGACAGTTGCTTACTGACCAAGCAAACGACCTTCTTCTCTACACGCTCCATCAGCAGGGTCGCATGTTTCCCGCTATGCCGAAGCAAATGCTGTCTTTCCCGCAGGGGACAACGATTAAGGCATTTATCGCTTCTCATAGTCCACACGAGCTTCACTTCTACGAACGGGACATGGTAACTGACGAACTCGCGGAACGCGCGGGTCTTGCGCCACTAATCAAGAAACTACGAACCATGCAAGTTGGATTCGTCGGTAACCCTGCACTCAAGAAACTGGACGTGTTTCCCATTCATAGGTTTTATGCAACCGACCCGAACGATTTTCATTTGAACCGAAAGGGTATGCAGGGAGTGGTACGGCAGATTATGAAAGACCGTGATTGCGACATCTATCTGTTCTCGTCAGGAATATCCGCGGCGTGTATAATAGGCATGTTGCACGGAAAGCTCCGCGCGACACTCTTTGACTGCGGTAGCATATGGGATGCGTTTATAGGAATAGGTGGTCAGCGTGAGTGGAGAAGTAGATTGTATTCTGATGAAAAATTATTAAGTAACTGGAAAGAAAAAAACAAACCTATACCATGATTACAAAGATTACAAAAAAACGACGTATGACGACCCTCGAACTAATAGAAAAACTGAAAGAGGTCGTAGAGATCGTTGGGTGTGAGTGTCACGACTATGAAAGGTGTGCATGTAACTGTCACACAATTAGAGATGTCATTAAACGACTATACAGGAGGTTAAGAAATGAAGTTTGAGTCAATAGAAATGGGCGGATTTACGTTTTTCTTTCCGCCTAACGAGTCAAACGTAGAGTGGTCTAATGCCAATGTTATAGATGGAGTTATTAACGGCGGGTATTATGGGGGCGATTTGGAAGGGGTGGTTGTTGATATAGGCGCAAATGTCGGCAGTTTCTCCCTGCTTGCCTCACGACAGGCAGAGAGAGTGATTGCGTACGAGCCAGACCCTCGGAACATTGAGTGTCTGCTAAAGAACATCAAAACAAACAAGGTCAAAAATATCGTTGTTCACCGACAGGCGGTTGGTACCCCCGGCACAAGAACACTCAACGTAAATCTTATCAACTGCGGTCATAGCAATCTGTACTTTGCGAACGACGAAAAAGAACAGACAGAAGTTGAGAGTGTCTCGTTGGCACAGGTGTTTGACGATAACAACCTTGACCGCATTGACGTTTTGAAGGTTGATTGCGAGGGTGCGGAGTGGGAGTTTCTCTTTGAAGGAGAGGCGTTGCTGAACAGAGTTGAGCGGATAGTGATGGAAGTACATTTCTACCATAAAGGACAAACGCTGGAAGCGATGAAAAAGTTTCTCTCAAGACGTTTCAAGATACAAGACATCGGACAAACCACCGATACGGCGTTTATCCTGCGGGCATACAAGAAGTGATATACTATATTCATGGCGAATGTATTAGGCACAAAACTGGCAGTTACCAGTACCGAAAACACAAAGCTGTTTGGCACAAACTATCAACTGCTTCATATTAAGAATCAGGGTTCCACCGACTGTCAGATTGACTTTGACCAAGCGGTGTCTGACGACTCGTATCTCTTGGAGGCGGGCGAGGCACTCACCATTACCAACTATGCCGTAATTCGTCTGCACTTTAAGACTGCAAGTGGAACAACCACGCTTTATACTCTCGTACTCAAATGATTACTTTTCACAAAAGCGACAGGAAAACGAGGAAACTACTTCTTGGTATTTTGGTCGTTTTGATTTATAACTTCCTACTTGACGTATGGGTCTTTCTCTCTCAGAGTTTCTAAGACCGAGGTCTTCTGACGACCTTTCTGATGTAACCATTACTGACCTTGGAGCAGATGAACTTCTCTTTACCCAAGACGGTTCTAATTGGATAAACCAAACCCTCGCAGAAGCGGGCATCAGCGCTGTCGGACACACCCACACCAAAACAGACCTTACCGACATTGCCGACTTCCTTTTGGAGAGTGAAGTGGATGCGGATATAAAGACCCTCTCCCTGCCCGCTTCTACCACCATCTCCGCCTTTGGGGCTTCCTTGATTGATGATGCCGCCGCCTCTAACGCCCGCACAACTCTTGGGCTTGTTATCGGCACAGATGTCCAAGCTCACTCTGCCGTGCTCGATGCAACCACCGCTTCATTCCTAACAGCAGACGAAACGAAACTTGACGGCATAGAAGCTCTGGCGGAAGTCAATAACATATCTGATACAGACGCTACTGACCTCACAGACGCTGGAGCCACAACCCTCCACAAGCACGACCACGGAGGAATGGATGGTCTCATTGACGACGACCACACCCAATACGCCCTCCTTGCAGGGAGAAGTGGAGGGCAGACGTTGATAGGTGGAATATCGGGAGCGCATGGGGCTTTGACGATAGGGACGGACGGGACAAGCAACGCTTCAATTTTTGCTATTACAGGAACAACCAACGCTAATAATGCAATTAACTTATCTACTTCACTTGAGTTGTCTGATGGCGCGAATAAAACCGTCACCTTATGGTCACCCATAATTCGTGCAACAGCGGACTTTACACTACTGCGCGGCATGAACAACTTTACCCGTTTTGGCGGCAGTAGTTCTATCACGCTAAACACTTATAACTCTTCTATTGCGGGTGTCACTTTTGCAGAAGATACAGATATAAATATCACAGTCGTCCGTGCTTTCTATGCTCAAGCCGTGTTTAATATTTCTTCTGCCACCCCGACCATCGGAACCTATTACGGCTTCTATGTGGACGACCTGACATTCGCTACTACCAACTGGGGATTCTATAACGCAGGGACAGCGAATAACTATTTAGGAACTGGAAACACAGGACTCGGAGTTACGGCATGGGGAACGAGTGCGGCACGAGTGCTTGGTATCGGCAACGGCACGGAGCCGTCCACTTCTCCGGCTGATATGATACAGCTCTATTCGGTGGACTTGAGTGCAGGGAACGCTACGCTGGGACTCCGCACCGAGACGGCGGTCGTTACGGAATCAATTACCAGCAATAGAACATTGTCAATCCGTATTAACGGAACCACCTACAAGGTGTTGTTGAGCACATAATATGAGCCTTGATTCACCACACAGCGAAATAATGCATACACTCGGCAAGCTTGAAGGTAAGCTTGACGCACTTCACGCACAGGTAGTCATTCAGAACGGACGCATTGGAAAAGTGGAAAGCGGTAAGATAGACAAAGAGGATGTAATTCGCTTGAACGCAGATACTGACCACGACCAAAGAGAGTTCAACCGACGGATAAGTCGCAATGAAAAGGCAATCTGGGCTATCGGCGGAGGGGTTGCCGTGTTACAAGCATTGACATATCTTGTAAAATAGTATGAGTCCGCGTATTGGACTAATAGCGAGGTACGACAATAGTGGGCTTGGAACGCTATCGTGGGAGTTTGCCCGCCACCTCAACCCGCATAAGATACTCCTTGTTGAAAATGGAGTTCATCAAACATTCCCCGAACGATACGCGCACTTTGATACCAGAAAGGTAAATCAAAGAATAGAAGCTGGTTTACGTCAGTGGCTTCTTGAAGACATTGACATACTGCTCTCCATTGAGACGTTTTACGACTGGTCGCTCATCAAGGACTGCCGACAGAGAGGTATCAAAACGGCTCTCTACACGATGTTTGAGGTTACGCCAGACCCCCTACCACTTCACCCCGACCTCTTTATCTGTCCCTCAAAACTCGATATGGAGTATTTCCCCGAACCAAAGGTGTTTTTACCCGTGCCTGTCGCTACAGACCGACTCAAGTGGCAAAAACGAACGTATGCGAGGACTTTTGTGCATAGTGCATCTCACGGAGGTATTGCAGGCAGAAAAGGCACACAGGCGCTTTTAGACGCTTGGAGCATGGTTCCGCATAAAGACGCGCGACTGAAGATATACACATGGAAGCCCTTTACAACTACTGACCCCCGTATTACTGTTGAGGTAGTAAACTTCAAGAACTACTGGCAGGTATGGCGTGAAGGTGATGTTCTGGTGTATCCGCAGGGAGCGAACGGCATTTGCCTTCCTATCATTGAGGCGTGGTCGTCAGGCCTTGCAGTTATCACCACGGACATATATCCTTTCAATGAGTACATGCCGAAGGAGTTGCTCTTCAAGCCGGAGCAAACTGTTCGCCGAAAACTTGCGTCGGGACTCAAAGAAGTAGATGATTACGTTATATCTCCAAGGAATATCGCAGACAAAATAAATGAGTATTGTCTACAAAACATCTCCCGATTCTCTAAACTTGGCAGGATTTGGGCAGAGGAGAACTCTTGGGAAACCCTCCTCCCTAAATATACCGACGTACTTAACAATCTCGCCTTGCCGTCTGTGCAAAAGTAACAACCTCACGGAACTTTTTTCTCTTGGCAACCACTACGTCAATACATTTCCTAAAGAGTGGCCGTATAACGGCACACAGTGTCCCATTACACTTATGCGCTGTAATGACTGCTCGATGATTCAGGCAAAGCACACCGCGCCGAATGACTTGCTCTATTCCAGCCACTACTGGTTCAAGTCGGGAATGAATAAAGTTGTCGCCGATAACTTGGCGTCTATTGCAAAAGAGGCGGTGGAGTATATGGAAGCGGGTGACACGATTCTTGACATCGGTGCAAACGACGGCACGCTTCTTTCTCACGTTCCCAAAAAGTATGTTCGGGTGGGAGTGGAACCCGCCACGAACCTTGTGGAGTCGTTGCGAAAACATGCAGACATCGTGCTAAACGAGTTTTGGAAAGGATATGACGGAACCGCAAAGGTCATCACCGCCATTGGTATGTTCTATGACACCGAAGACCCTGTGGAGTTTCTCTCTCTTGCCAAAAAGTCGCTCGCCAAAGACGGCACATTTATCACCGAGATGATGACGGCAAAGCAGATGGTGGACGAGAATGACGTGGGCAATCTGTGTCATGAGCACCTGATGTTCTACACATGGAAAACCATAAAGATTCTCTTTGAGAAAGCGGGTCTTGAAATCTTCTCTATCACGCACAATCCACAATCAGAAGACGGGAAAGGTTACAGAATACTTGCAAGACACTGGAAAAACGAACACGTTGACTTCCACGAAGACGAGCCCGACCTTGGGGCGTTTTTCAAGAACATCGAGACAATAAAGAACGAAACACTTGAATACCTTGAACATAACGATGTGTATATTTACGGCGCGTCTACCAAAGCAAACACGATTCTCCAGTATTACGGAACAAACAAAATCATCGGTGCTATTGACAAAGACCCCGACAAGGTGGGGCGGTATCTGCTCACAGGAGTTCCCATTGTCGCGGAGTCAGAGCTCCGAAAAGCCACAAACCTGTGGTGTGTCCCATACCCATTCATAGATTTCTTTAGGGAAAAAGAGTCATTTGGGGGGAGGTGGGTTGTTACGAATCCTGACTTTAGGATTTATGATTCCGACAGAGGAGTATAAAAAGATAGCGGAGAGCGTGCCGATTCTCTGCGTGGATGCCATTGTGGTGTATGGGGGTAAGTATCTCTTGTTAAAACGAACTAACGAGCCGCTGAAGGACGAGTGGTGGGTGCCGGGTGGACGTGTCTTAAAGGGTGAGACGCTTGGAGATGCCGTGATACGAAAGGTTCGTTCAGAAACGGGACTTGATGTTGTTGTTGTGTGGGACGTGGGATTCTATCAGGAAGAGTTTGTTGACAATGAGTTGGAGATTGAATCTATACATACAGTATCAGCAGTATTCATCGTTAGCCCGCTCCATACACACATAAAACTCGACAGCACCAGCTCGGCGTTTAAGTGGGCATCAAAACTACCCGAACGATTTATGGAACAATTATGAGAAAGCATAAAACAGCACTGATTACGGGCATTACCGGACAAGACGGTTCGTACCTTGCGGAATTACTGCTTGAAAAGGGCTATGGCGTTCATGGTCTCATACGGCGCGTTTCCATAGGGTACGGAAACTTCAGAAATATCTCTCATCTTTTGGACAAGATTACCCTTCACCGAGGAGATATGGGCGATTCAAGCTCTATTCACAGAGTTGTTTCGGAGGTTAGACCGGACGAACTATACAATCTTGCGGCACAGGCAGATGTCGGGGACTCTTTTGATATGGGCGAATACTCGGTGGACATCAACGGCATTGGGGTCTACAGGGTTCTTTCTGCGGTAAAGCAACACGCTCCACAGTGCAGGGTCTATCAGGCGTCAACATCAGAATTGTTCGGAGCCGCCGAGGAAACACCGCAGAACGAACGAACACAAATGAATCCGCAGAGCCCGTATTCTATCGGGAAACTTGTCGGCTACCACGCGATACGCAAAGCACGAGACGCGGGACTCTTTGCTTGTAACGGTATTCTGTTCAACCATGAATCGGAACGACGGGGGGACGACTACCTTACCAGAAAGGTAACAAAGGCGGTTGCCCGTATTAAGCACGGACTTCAGAGCGAGCTTCGGCTTGGAAACCTTGAATCAAAACGTGATTGGGGGTACTCACCCGAATATGTTGAGGCGGCGTGGCGCATACTTCAGCAGGACATCCCTGACGATTTTGTGGTGGGGACGGGCGAGACGCACACTGTAGAGGAGTGGGTGCGTGAGGTCTTTGCGCTGGCAGGTCTTGATTGGAAACAGTATGTGGTGCAAGACGAGCACTTTTTTCGTCCAGCGGAAGTGGACATACTTCTTGCAGACGCAACCAAAACAAAGAAGGTTCTGGGTTGGGAACCGAAGGTTACTTTTACCAAACTAGCGAAAATAATGTATGAGCATGACCTTAAGCAAGAATCTCCTCAAGGAGCTGAAGCACGATAACCTGAAACAGCAAACGCTCATTGATGTGCGTCTCAAAATTGTTGCAGGAATGGCAATCGCCAAACCGGGCTTTGACGAAAAGGTTGCTACCAGCTTGCGCGTGCAAAAACAGGTGCTTCAGACCGAATTGGAATACATCGACAAGGAATTAGCAGAAAAATGACCTCGCCCACTTGTGGTGAGTATACAGAACCATGCTCTACCGCGTATCACAACCACATATAGGAGTGGATGAGCGCCGTCTTGTATACGAGGCAATCAATGAAGGGATGATTTCGCATGTCGGCAAGAATGTGGAGCATTTTGAGAACGCCATGGCGAAGGTTCACAAGATGAAATACGCCGTGTCGTGCAACTCGGGAACAAACGCCCTCCACATCGCACTTGAAGCGCTCGGTATCAAAAAGGGGGACGAGGTTATTGTTCCTGAATTTACCATGATAGCGACTGCGTATGCCGTGTCGTACGTCGGCGCTACGCCCGTTTTTGTGGACTGTGGGGAAGGCCTTAACATAGACACCTCGCTCATTGAGGAGAAAATAACCCCCCGAACAAGGGCTATTATCCCCGTCCATATCTACGGAAGGCAGTGCAATATGGAGCACATTATGGAGATTGCGAAAAAGCATAAGCTGTTTGTGGTTGAGGATTGCGCGGAGGCGCACGGTATTATTCCTCAAGGAGACATTGCCTGCTACTCGTTCTTTGCCAACAAGATAATCACCACGGGGGAGGGTGGTATGTGTCTCACCAATCGGGTTCGGTATCGGGACAGATTGGTACGGCAGGCGAATATGGCGTTTGACCCACAGCATACGTTTCTGCATACCGTCGTGGCTCACAACTACCGTATGACTAACCTGCAGGCATCCGTGGGGCTGGGTCAGACGCTTCACATTCACGAAACACTCTACAAGCGAAAACTCATTGAGAAGTGGTACAACGATATGCTTCCGCGACGCATACAGATGCCGAAACGAGAGGTTCTGTGGATGTATGATATAATTTTGGACAGCGAGGAGGAGCGTGATGGACTTACGGCGTTTCTTAAGAACCAGAAAATTGAGACACGTCTCTTTTTCAAGCCGATGAGTATGCAACCGCCCTATCGGGGAGAATATAAGCATCTCAAAGCATACGACTTCTCGCGCCGTGGCATGTATCTTCCGACATACACGGATTTAACCATAGGCGACGTAGTATATATTTGCGATGCAGTTTTCAGATACTTCCAACCTAACAGGGATAGTAGAGGACATAGATTTTCTCTGCAAGACGAACTCAACGAGCTATCCTCTCAAGGATAAAGCGCGAAACGTCAATCGTTGGCAGTACAAGGCGTGGGTGGATATGATTACGTCCAACCTACGCTGGCAGGTTGATGACCAAAACAACACTGACCTCCCTATAGTCACCACCGACCTTGTTGCGGCACAGAGCGACTACGGACTGCCGACTGACCTGTTGAGGATTCAGGCGGTGGAAGTGAAAACAGATGGCGGCGACTGGGTTCGTCTCAAACCGTTTGACCAGCGCGACGTAACAAAAATCACCGACCTCTATACCTCTGACGGACTGCCGAAGTTTTACGACATTCGAGGCAACTCTATTTTCCTTGAACCCGCTCCCGCCGCCGCTTCAGTTACCCTTACGGCGGGACTCAAACTCTACATCTCCCGCGAGGGGGACGACTTTGCCTCAACCGACACCACGCAAGAGCCGGGGTTCCCCGAGCCGTTCCACAGGATTTGCTCGCTCGGGGGAGTGTTTGATTATCTGGTGGTGCGTGGACCGCAGGAAACAGCAGACCGCGTGCGCGTCGAACTTGAACAACTACGCAAGGAACTGCGGGATTTCTTTAGACAGGCGGTTGAGGAAGATGTCGTTACCTCCCGACCCGCACATCGCACAAGCGACTACGAATAATGAGTACATGGACACCACAAGGAAAGAGCTCTGCAAGCTACACACCTGAAACGAAGAGTTCGGCAACATGGACACCCGAAGCAAAAAACTCAGCAGAACTATCGGCACTTTTGATGGAGTCGGGAGACTATCTTTTACAGGAAAACGAAGATTTGATATTACTAGAATTGTCGTCGGTAGGGTGGTCGGCACAATCTAAAAACTAGCATGGCAGATACAAAGATAAGCGCATTAACAGAACTTGTAAGCGTAGATGATACGGCTGATGAGCTTGCTATTGTTGACGACTCAGCAGGTTCCACAAAAAGAATCACTCTTGCGACTATACTGACGTGGATTAACTCGGTCACGGCGACCTTGACAAACAAGACCCTCACCAGCCCGAAAATAAACGAGGACGTAGCAGTTACGGCAACAGCAACAGAACTGAACCACGTTGACGGTGTGACGAGTGCTCTTCAGACGCAGTTAGATGCCAAAGCTCCAACAGCTAGCCCGACATTTTCAGGTACTGTAACACTTCCCGGTACTTGGACAATAGTAATTGAAGATGGCGACTTGGTATTCAAGCATGGTGGAACAGAGCGAATGAGACTTGAAGATACTACTGGAAACCTCTCTATTACTGGTAACTACTCACCATAACAGATTACTTACTATGGCAACTAAAAGAGAACTACTGCTTCAACGGGCTTTTTACGGAGGTATGGTGCGCGACGACAAGTCCACAGTAAGAGGTTCTGCGTCAAACATTGAGGAGATTGACATCTTCGGCAATGCCGATTTTATGCAAGCAGAGCAGATATTCACCGCAGACGCACTTCCTGCGTCAAGCGAGGCGTATGCCTACACCGCCGATAATGACGACAGCGTGTGGCTCTATGGAAAGGAAACGGCGGCAAGCAAGATTCGTCTGTTTAAAGTAACAACGGGAGGCGCGGACAATCCGGGTGCGGTTGCCACGGTCTTCACGGGAGCGGACGCAACTGACCTCGCGTACGCCGTGTCGCCGCTTCAATACTTCAGACAGGACAACGACAATCAGGACTTTCTGTACTACCTCTCTCTTGCCACGGCAACGGTCAAACTTCGCGTCTATGACATAACGGCGGGAACGGAAAGCGAGAACGACTCTGCGGCAACCGCCATGACACTCACGGGTCTTGACGGAAGTTTTGATGCGTGTTTTATGAAGGTTCTTTTCGGAGAACTCTTTGTAGGAAACGGTCAGTATATTGCAAAGGTAGACAAGGACGGCATATTTACCGAGAAAGCGTTCACCCTCCCGAATGGGTGGGAGGCGGTTGATATTATTTCCGTATCGGATGTCGCGCTCATACTCGCGCGAAACATCAACCTAAAGATAAACACCTCAATGGGGTTCTGGTGGGACTTGACCTCAACAGCGCAGGTGGACGATTCGTTCCCGATTCCGTGGGGCGGACCGCAATGGGTCGTGAACTTTCGGGAGAAGGTTATTATGTTCCTTGCGCATAGCGGCAAAGGACGGTTCTTCGTGCTCTCCGGCGCGTTCCCCGGAGCCGTGCCGGTGGGATTTGAGAGTGTGCAGATTTCAAACGTGGGAACCGCTACCGCGCTTCAACCCATTTCCTCACCAAAGATGGTTGTCGAACGCGAGAACGTACTATATTTCGGACTCTTCAAAACAGACAAAACGGGCGTATACGCGCTCGGACAGCTGGACGAGAACAAGCCATTTGCGCTCACGCTCTCCAAGCGATTCCATACCACGGATTACTCGGCGCACAAGCCGACGGCACTATTCATTAACGGGCCGAACTTCTATGCGGCATTCGTTGATAACACAACCGCCTCAACGGCTCGGTGTGAGTCCAACAACTCTCCCACGCGAAGCTCAAACGCCGTCTATGAAACCATACAGTTTGACAACGGCGACCCCACTGCAAACAAAAGCGTACTGTCGGCTTTCGTTACTGTCTATCCGCTTGCCGCAAGTACCGCCGTGGCGCTTTCTATTGACCCCGATTACTCCGGCTCATATACCGCAATTACCCGAGCGGACGGTACGGCGCTCAACGACACGAACGACGTGCTTGGGGACTTCACCCCGACGGGACTTACCGATATAAAGGTATGGAAAGTAAAACTCGCGCTTACGTCAAGCACCACGGACTCGCCCAAAATCACCAGTATCGGATTTGACATTGTTTACCAAGACAACTCCGCACCGCAGTAGTTCGGCGAACTCACTATAAATAATATGACCAAAGATGTCTTTGAACTTGGTGAGAACGAAGAGTTAAATGCCCTCAAAAAGAAGGTGGGCGACCTTGAGGCGCAGTTGGCGGGACTCAACCCGCGCAACCTTGCGGGACTCAACGCAAAAGAATTGCGGGCGGCGGTACGCGCGAACATCTTCGGCGATGGAACCGACGGAGAATACACACTGAATGCCAGTCAGGCGGCAGTGTCGGGACTGTTTGGACTCTCCGGTACCACATTTACCCTGCTTCGGGACGGGTTCTTTACGAACCTTACCGTGGCATCGGGATTCACGCTAAAGCCGGGCGGATTCCGTATTTTCTGTACAAAGGATTTCATAAACAACGGAGACGTTGTGGCGAACGGAAACAATGGAACGGCGGGAACTGCCGGAGTTGATGATGGAACAGTCGGAAGTGCGGGAGGGGCGGGAGGAACCGCAATCAACACAAGTGGTTCGCTTCCGCCGGGCATTGCGGGAAGCACGGGCGGTCAGGGAGGTGATGACTCGGCCGACAACGGCTCGACGGGCGTTGTCGGCACTGATTGTGTGAAGTCGCTCGGCACGGCTGGCGCGGGCGGTGGCGGGGGTGGTGCAGGCGGAGGAACGGGAGGTAGTGGCGGAAACGGCGGAAACGGCGGCTCCCAATTAGGAACGGTCTTTAATACTCCACGCTCACCGTCTTCTGTATACACGCTTCTTGACCGACCGTCGTTTGTCGCGCACGAAAGCAAAGATGCAGGCGACACACATATTGCTGAAGGAGACGGTATGTTCTACGGATTTTGTGTACTTGCCGCGAGTGGGTCGGCAACAGTCGCTGTAGATGGAACAACGGTACAATCTATGGCGGCAGGCACCCAACAGCTTAAAAAATCATTTTCAGTTCCCGTTCGTCTCGGACAAACGTACCTGCTCACTGTTAGCGCAGAGTCAACGGCCACCGCGTTCTTCATGATAACTAATGCGTATGCGCTTACTAACTCTGCCGGTGCGGGTGGGGGAGGTGGCGGTGGCGGTCCCGAAGACGATGTTGCGGGAACCGGCGGTGGCGGGGGTGGGGGAGGTGGAACGGGAGGATTTATTGTCATTTTTCCCAACCGCATAATCAACAACGGAAACATACAGGTTCATGGAGGTGCTGGTGGAAACGGTGGTAAGGGAGGAGACGGGTCAGGAAACAACAGAGGGGGTGGCGGTGGCGGGGGTGGTGCGGGAGGGGCGGGAGGTGTCGTTATTACCGTATTCGGAACCAAGTCGGGTTCGGGAACAATCACCTCAACGGCGGGGGCGGCGGGAAGCGGGGGAGCAAA